CCTATAAGCTTACTAACTGCGTGCTTGTCCATAAACTCAGACATATCAATTTTAAGGAAAGCATTTCTATGATGAAAGAACTCTTCACTTATTAACTCACATAAATAAGTTTTACCTACACCAGTCGGACCTAAGAAAAGAAAACTACCTAATGGCTTCGAAGGATCTTGTAAACCAGTTTTTACTCTTTTAAAATGTTCAAATATACTATCAATAGCTTTACTCTGAGATACGTAACTATTTTTAATCTTTTGAATAGCTGTAGATAAATTAGGTAGTGAACCGTTTATTTCGGTTGTGGGTATACCAGTCTTGCGAAAAATTATTTCTTTTAATAATTCTATATCAACTATATTTTTCTTTCTACCTCTTTTTATAGGAGCTGGAATTTGAGATACTATCTCTTCTTGTTCGTCTTTTACTTTTATAGCATCGTCAAACTTATGATCTTTGACTAAATCAATTTTTTTATCTTCTAGTTCTTCTGCTTTATTTTGAAGATCTATTAAACTCTCATTTACTAATTTATTTTTTATACTTAAATATGCACCACATTCATCAAGTAAATTTATTGTAGCAGTTGGCTGAGCTTGTTCAACTAGATATCTAGAGCTTAAATCTATAGCATAGTTAAAGATATTTTCTCTATATTTTACTGAGTGAAATTTCTCGTAGGAATATATATTATTTTTTACAATTTCTAATGTCTCTTGTTTGTTTGTAGGCTTAATATTAATAGTTTCAAAATTACTAATAATATAACTGTTAGTTTCTAGATGCTTTTTATAACTATCAGAGTCGGTTATACCAATAAAATTTACATCATCAAGTTCAAATAGCTCTCCAAAGTACTCTTCTACATTACTTGTACCTTCAATTCTGGTGATTAAAGATATATCAGGTATTATAACTATAATATTTGGGTTGTTCTTAAGAAAATTATGTACTATCTCCATGCGAGATTCAAAGTCTCCCCTATATTTAGTACCGCTTATAATACTCTTTAGTCTAATTTCTAAAACTAGTTTCTCGCAAAGATTCTCTGGGGCTTGTTTTCTAACAATTCTTTTAGCTAATTCATATACTATACTCTTTTTACCCACCCCAGGCTCGCCAGTAACAATAATATTAGTGTTGTGCTTTTTACTAAGTGTGAGGAAAAAACTATTATAATCTGCTTTACGGGTAAAGGTATTTTCTAGTTTATTATTTTCTATAAGTTTAGATATATTATTAAAGTATTGCAATACATCTTCAGGTATGGATGATGTTAAATGCTTTGATTCTATTTCTTGACCAAACTCCTTTTTGAGTACGCCTTTTACAGATTCAAAATCTAACCCATACTCTAATAATATAGATACTGCTACTCCATCATTTTCATACAGTAAACTTAAAAATAAATGTATAACTTCTACACTAGTTTTATCTAATTTTTGCGCTATACCTTTAGCGAAGTCTATTATTTGAATAATTCTAGGAGTGTAGTGTATGACAGGTGATAGCTTATGAGACTTGTTTATATTATCTATACTAAGTATAGAGGCTACTACCTCAGTGAGTACATTAGGTTCTACATTTAGTTTTTTGAACGTATCATTTAGAGTTTTATCATTACACTCTAATAGTCCTATTAGTAAATGCTCTGTCCCCGCGTTCTTACTGTTATAATCCTGTGCATATTTTTTAGCTATAGCTAATGCACTTTGAGCATTCTTGCTAAACTTCATTTAAATTATATATCTGATCCCGAAAATGTTCCAGAAGTTATATCAGTATTTTTAGTCACCCAGTTTATACTGTATTTAGAGTCTAAAATAGTACCGGCTTTGCCTCCATTCCTTCTCAATACAATACCAGAAATTGTTTGGTATGTACTATCATATGAACTTACATCATCTGGTTGATCACCACCCTGACCTTCATTACCAAGCGTACCACCCATGCCACCACTAGTAATAGTAAAATTACTTAGAGGACCAGAAGTAAAATAACCACCAGACAAACCATTAGCTGGCTCATAATCAGATGGAAAACCTCTAACACCATTACCCCAATCTTCACTACCTAAGAACGAGACATTTCCAACAACGCCGTGACCACCTGTTGTTAATCCATTACCTCTACCCCCAGGAGCAGCAGCGGAAACAGCGCTAACCTCAGTCATTGGATTAGCAGTAACCGGTAAATAACCTGATCCACCTCCACCTCCACCGCCAAATATTTTTCCGAAATTAGTAAAAGATATAAACTCAAAACCACTAACACTGATTGCTGGACCACCATTTTGACCTTCTGAAAGAAAATAACCAGTCTCATTAGCAGCAGAAAGACCTTCAGTAGTACTAACAGGATCAGATAAAATATCATCAAAATTTGAACCAGATAACCATATCAAAGCTTTTCCTCCACTTCCACCCTTACCCGCGATGGTAGTATTTTGAGGTATTGACATTGTGAGCTTACCACCAGGGTTTACAAATGGGGTTGATCCGGAATCAAGATATATTGCTCCTTTGTCTATATTAGTACTATAGACAGATAATGGGGTTGTTATATTTAAAGTAACATCAAAAGAAGTACTACCACTATATGTTTGGAACGTAGTATTTTCTTGCATCAATGGCCATATATTTACGTTAGAAACGTAGTTTGGAGATTCAAAGCTAGAATGGCTGCTATCAATAGTTATAGAAAATGATTGCTTACTTTCTGTTATATAAGCTAACTGTTGATTATTAGAACCTATCGAGCCACCTTCACTAGGATTGTTAATTTTTACTAAAAAGGATTCATTAGTAGGCTCAACACTATTATCGTAAGTTGCGGAAATATCAAAAAATACAGCGCTAATACCTTCTTCGAAAACTATAGTACCTCCCGATAAACTAGTCGCGGAAATTTGACCATAATCACTTCCATTAAAATCAGAAAAATCATCCAAGGACCCACTATACGTGCCATCTGTCTCAATATAACCATAATCAGAATTAGTCGTGGTAATATTAGAAGTAAATATATTAACACTAGTTGATTCAGTATATGTACCATCAGTACTAGACCTAGTTACAGCGAACGTGCTTGTACCTCCTTCAGTAATGATAGGCACAGGATTTATAACAGATAAATTAACAGTGTACAAATCGGGTAATTTACCGAAAGTAGTGAATCTAGAATCATTATTTTGATCTATTATACCACCGGATGGGTTAATTAAAAAAGTAGTAAATGATTTTTGATCTGACCCGAAAAATAAATTTGTACTTAAACTAATATCTTGACTACTCACTCCTTTGCTGAACGTAAGTACACCATACTCACTTAACGGTATGTGCTCATATTCACTTGTAAGAGTATTAGTACCAGTAGATGTATAATAACCAACTGTTGTCTCTATATCAGTTCTGTCTCTAGTAACAGTGTATAATACAGAATCCCCTGAAGATATATTACTATCGGGAGTAGTAGAAGAGAATCTCAAAGTCGAGAGATTTGTTAGGTCAATATCAGATTGTAATACCTCACTCACTCCAGAGGGAGGATTAGTATTTAAATAATTTTCTTTAATGTTATTAAATATATCTACTTGCTGATCATATAGTTTTTTGAGAGGTCTATTTATAACATCAGTCAATAGTGGTTCATTAACTCCAATATAATAATTATTATTTACTGAAAATTCTGTAGGTATTGTAAATGTTGAATCTATAACCGCAGATATTTCAGGTACTCTTGTCGAGGTATAGAAAGAATGTATTTTTTTATTTAAACTTTCAAATAACGCGCTGTGATTATAAGATATTTTTTCTGTAGTTTTATTAAAAGTAATTGCATTTACCAACTCTTGGGAATCAATAACTATATCAGATAGAGAAAAATAGTTTGTATAAAAAGTATCATGATATAACTTTTTGGGCTCGTCTTTATCTTTAAATATACTATATTTTGTTTCCCCGGAACTCAAATGAGAACAAACTGTAAGCTGATCTACTCCGCTAATTGATGTGACATCAAAACTATTAAGCAACTCGTAAGAGGAATTTACACCAAACTTGCTAGTATCATAAAAGTTTATAGGTAATCTTAAATTAGTTTTATAAAACTTAATTATAGATTTATTTGATAATATGTATAAAAGATTTTTTTGAGAAGGGCTTGAAATAATCTTTTTAAAATTACTACCCTCGTTGTATAAATTACTACTATCTAATTTAGACGTATATTTTGATAAAGTATCATATACTTTTATATTAGTGAAGTCAGCGGAAAGCCTAATTATTGTTCCTTTAGATCCTAGAATAAAAATTCTACCTGTATCGGAAGTATCTGATTGCTCGCTCACAGATATACTTACAGGGTCATAGTCAAAAATAGTTTTATCAACATAACTTGTAATATAATTAAAATTTAAATCGTATACTTTGATGGAAAAATTGCCATTATCTAATACATATACTTTATTGTTAAATACACTTATACCTTTAGGATTAGTAAGCTTATTTTTTCTGTTAACCTTACCTTTACCACCTACAGTTTTAAGTAAATATCTACCAGGTAAAGAACTAGTAAGGGAATCTCGTTCAATAGCAGGGTCAGAGTATATAAAACCTGATATATCAAATTTAAATAAAGTATTACTTACATTATCTAATACAAATAAAAAGTTATCACTAGAATCTACGGAAACTACATTACTGAATTCAAATTCTTTATTGTGCTCAACTTTATTACCAGATAATAAAGGTGTAATAGAGGTATTACCGGTTTTGTATATTAAGCTATTGTCCCTTCCATACGAAAAAACAACTTGATCGAAATTGTTTATCTTTTTTACATAATGTAATTCATTTATAGTTGATAAAGATTTTGTACCTGTAGTAACTGTTGTAGGTATATTAATAGAAGCAACAAAACTATCGTTAAAATTTACCGCCGATAAAGCAGTTGTAGGAGACGATTTAGTTGTTATTTCAGCATTCGCTATTAAAAATAAGTAATTGTTATATAATTTAGTTATTGATTGGTTATAAACCCCTGCAACTAATGTTTCGTTATGACTTATTTTTATATCATCAATAGTAAACGGGAGAGTATCAGACGGTGTAGTAAATTTTTCTAACAATCTGTCTCTCGGAAATGTAGCTGTAACTTCTGAATATACACTAGTCATTTTAATAATTATTTAATCCATCTTGAGCTTTCTACCAACTAGGCCTTCTATATTATTCTCTTTCAGATATCTATATACTTGATCAACATTTTCAAATATTATATCCTTGCAATCAGAATCGATAAAAATTTCTCCAGTTAAAGTTTCAAGCTTTTTAGTATATTCATTATATATATAATTTGGCCATGGCATTAATAAGTATTTATATGGAACCGCGGCAAAATAAACAAAACACAAAATATGAAGATACTACAATAACAGCAGATTACATCTTAAATCTCTACAAAGAATCAAAAAGAATAAAAAACAAAAAAGAACAAAAAGCTTTTATACGAGATGTAAAAAAACTTATACCATATATCGGTCAGCAAGTGGTTATCGAATTAGAAGAAGATTAAGTTCTTATCTTTACTCCAGTCATAAAGTAAGAAATTTTACCAGCCCCGCTTGTACCCATACCTAAATGTACAATAAGACTTTCTGTTGTTGTATATGTATTGGGTATAGTAACTCTATTAATAAACGGTACATTGCGTGTTGTTCCACCAGCTATAGAAGTACCATTCCAAATTACAATCTCATTACCACCAGTAGAGTGATTAGCAAATCCCATAAAAGATATGTTGTCATCATCTTGATTAGCATAAACTGAAAAATAAAATTCTTCAATTTGATCCCAATCTATATTGTTATTTTGTAAAGCGTTACGTATGTGGGTTTCGTTGTAAGTAATTTCTTGAATTTTAAAAGTACCTGTATTCTCCTCATAAGTAGATCCAGCATCTCCTGTATAAAAGTCTCCAATATAATCCTCTACCGCACTGGTTGCTACTGTCGCAGTATTATTACCTACACCCAGGGCAGCTAAAGACCCGTTAGTGTTTACTGCAGATATTGCTACCGTAGAACTTGTAGTAGAAGATTTTACATAACCAACACTGTTACCCTGACTCACTGTTGTAGTACCAAAGTCAAAAATTGAACTGATAGCTGTGACTTGAGAATTACTGGTAATACCTAATGGATAAACTATACTACCAGTTGGTACTACTTGAGCGTTAGATTTGACTGCTTCTAAAGCGACCCCTGCTTGTGCAGATATTTCCCCACTAAAAGAAATACTACCTGAAAAGTCCCCACCGTGTACTTGATCAGCGGATAAACTATCTAAAGGTATGTCTATATGAGTTAAAGGTATACCAGAGTTAACTGCGACCCATGTTAGACCAGCAGTATCTGCCGATAATGCATACAGAGTACCAAAAGAATCGTTTACATCTATAGTAGTATTTGCGGCGTTTACGTTTATAGAGTTTAGTTGATAATCACTACCACCAACGAATAAAAAGTCTCCTACTTCAGCTTTAGCACCTTCAGAGCTGACTGAAGTGAGAGTAGTAATATCGAAACCTGATGACTTAAAATGTACAGAAGATAGAGGTTTGCCACCTAGAGTCGTGCCATCCCCCACAAAAACTCTTTTACCGTCAGTGGAATAACCTAATTCACCTTCGCATAATGCAGTTTGAAGACGATCTGCATCTCTTCCTCTGCGTATAAAAATTCTTGCTTTTTTTGCATCTGCCATATACAATTATTTATACAAAAAGATAAATATTTAAAATGATACCTAAACAATTTTATGTTCAAGCGGATCAACAAACATCGAATTTTGTTGTAAAGGTAATAAACGCAAGAGATAATAGCGTTGTAAAAATGTATACCTTCCCTGGAAAAATTGTTAGTCACCCGGTGTTATCTGGGGATATAGTTAATCTAACCTATAAATCGGTTACCAAAAAGTATTTAGTTCTAATTAATTTAAAAACAAAACAAAAAAGAGAAAAGATTATTCAATAGTTGATGGATCTTTTTTCTCATGTATAACTGGTATTGCTGTGCCTCTTGTTTCTTGATTTGCGCCAGAACCAACTTTTCTAACATCATCTTTAGTCTTCATTAACTTTAATGGTACATTTTTGAATGGGTGAGTATGAGGATAGTCTTCAACTATACCACCTTTAGGTGTCTCTATATCACCACCACCATGAGATCCTAAAGAAGTATATGATATCGTACCACCAACTAAGCGTCCTCTTACTATTACAGGTTCTGTTTCCTGGACCTCAACTGGAGCAGTAATATGCTGCACGCTTAATTCACCATCGACGTGTAAAGATCCTCCAATAACTACATTTTGATTAACTCCGAGATTACCGTCAACTACAACCTGTCTTTTATTCTTATTACGCAATAAAAGGATTTCAGCAGCAATTGTAACTGTCTTAGAATCTAAATTAATTTCATCTTCAGCTACAATATTTGTTTGTTGGCCAGCGATATTAGTAATGCTTCCACCTATATCTACACCACCAGTAGATTTTATTGATACTCCACCAGATCCTACCTGCACGTTCCATTTGTTGTTTACATTTTGTATGAGACTACCACCTGGTAAATCATCTACATGTACATATTCATGTAATGGCTTTTCTTTTTGAGTCGCTGCGACACCCTTATCAAAAACCAATACTTGATCTATATCAATTTTACCAACACTATCAACTCTTATTGAAGGAAAGTCATTGAACACTAAACCTATATTCTCTATTTTATTTTTAGTTACTGAAATAATTTCATTACCACCTCGACCCATCTGCTTTTCGAGGTCTGCCATATCTGTAGCTATGGTTTTTAGTCTATCTATAACTAAAGTATTTTTATCTTCTATTACCCAATTTCCATTATTTGTGCTAGGACTCAAACCAGTACCTTTGCAAACTGGACATGCTTTATTACCTAAAAAATTACTTTTATTTGAAGGGGAGATTAAACCAGAAGCTACGTCATCGTAGGTAGAAGATATTTTGCTAAAGGAATAGTACGACGTGCCACTACTATATGTTTGTACTGAATTGTTAGATGTAGGAATAGAGCCAAAAATATATTTATTATCCCAGATTCTAGCTCTATTAGAAGATGTACAAATCGGGCAAGGGCCGAATTCCCCCTCTCTAGATTGAAATAGACTTGTTTTTTTGTTGAAACCTTCAACAGTTTCAATTTTTTCGGCGCGTTTAATATCAAATAATTGTTTAGCGTCAGCTATAGGGTCTAATAATTCTTTATACTCTTTGAATATATTATATTTTTGGTTGCCTATTTTAGTATACTTATCTCCAATATATATTTGATCAGAATCTCTACCTACATATTCATTACTATACCCTCTAATAGTGTTAAAATAATCTCCTTGTATTAATTTTTGATTATTATTAGAAGAAAACTCAATAGTAGTGTTAGAATTCATCTCTTTAAAAGAGCCACTAAAGTGAGTTAGCTTTAAAGCTTCTCTATTATCTGTATTTACTATTTCAAAAGAGCCTCCTTTTTGATTTATCACGTACTTATTACGATACGTTTCAGTATTGTGATCATAAGATTGAATATCTGCATTTTTATTTTCACTGCTACCAGGGTAATCAACTCCGTGACTATCAAAACTATCATATATAGTCTTCCAGTCTTCTTGACCGTGACTAACTGCAAAGTATACAGGGGAAGTGGGATCTCCATCATCAAAAAACACCCAAACATGGCTACCTACATTAGGAATACTAAATGAACCCTTAGCAGAATTACTATAAGTAGAGGGATTGTAATTATAACCGTACTTGTTCCCGAGTTCGAATGGAACTTCTCCTGCGTTAGTGAAAGCATCTGATACTTTCGTATCTTGTACTTCAAACTTTCTACCAGGTTTTTCTCCTATACCTTCATTGTTAAGACTATATTTAGTTTTTACAAATAAGTTTGAAAATTCATGATCTTCTACGTTGTTACTATCTGATATAGTACCTGTTTGCTCAAAAGCATTATACCTACCAGAGCCTGAGCTTCCGTTTAGAGGGGCGGCACAAATAGCCCATGGTAATATTTTTTTTAAATCTTCTATAACATCTGTTAAGTCACTGTTTATATTCTTACCTACAAAACGAAAAGCTTTATCTTCATTAACTTCGTTCCATTTTAAGTAAACAGTAGGGCTGATATGGGGAACCCAAACTTTAATTTTACCAGATTTTTCTGGGTCGTTATTTTGAATTACAATACCAAGATAATTACCGTAATATTTTTTATTCGGTTTTAATTTACTTGATTTACTAGCATTAATAAAAAGATCATTAACCATATAACTCGTCCCAGTTTATAAAATTTGAAGGTAACACTTGTTTATTAGCTTGATCTTTAATTGAACTAACAACATCTTCAACATATTTATTTTTATATTCTTCTAACTTCACAACATCTTCTTTAAGTTGTTTTTTCACTGTATTTGAAATATCTGTAGGTTTAAATTTTTCTTGTATATTTTCAAAGCTCTCTACAGTTTTATTAATAGTATCTTTTGCGATATTTTCACCCTTTTCAGCTTCTACAACTACCCCTTCATTAACTACGTTGCTTTTAAGTCTGCCTAATAAATCTTTATACTGCCTTATTTGACTAGGGGAAGCAGGAGTTGCATCCGGGCATATATTTTTAATTGCTTTGCGAATTTTTTGCTTGAAAATTGCTACTTGATGTACTTTTATTTTTTTGTATGCTATTTTTCTTAGCTCGAAATCAATTTTACTTTCAAGTTTGTTTTTTATTTTACTTAACTCTCTATTAATAAATTGATCAAATAATAATATTTTTTCAATTGAAGGATTTTTATCTAGAATATCTCTTATAGCGCTATTCAAACAACCGAATACCTGAGCTTCGATTTGAGATTTAGATTGCTGTATAAAATTATTCACTTTTGATGTTAGTTGAGCTCCAACATCAGAAAAAAACTGACCGTTTTTTATTCCAGATAAATCTCCTAAAGTATCATTTATTGCATTTTTAGATTTAGCGTTTAAAATCTGTTTAACTTGAATAGGAGTGACTCTATCGACAACATTATCTAAAGACAAAACATTTTTAGCTGTCGCGACCTGATCTTCAACAAAACTATTTAGCTTAAATGCCATTATAAGTATTTAATCCTTGACCTTCTATTGAGAAACCATATAATATGCGTATGATTAAGGTATCTCATGAATCCCCTATAGCATTACTGGAAAAATCATTGGAATACAATGATTATCAATACTGTCTTGTTCATCTTATGGAAGAACAGCCCGAATATTGTGAGTGGTTTCTCGAAAAGTACAAAGCAATGCATCCAGAGGGGGAAATCTTGCTTGATAACTCTATTTTTGAGTTAGGTCACTCGTTTGACCCTCAAAAATACATTGATTGGATCAGAAAAATCAATCCTAACTACTATATTGTACCAGATGTACTAGAAGATGCAGAAGGAACAATGGAATCATGGGAAAAATTCACTAGTGATTATATAGGACGACCTGAATGCTTGAGAATTGGTGCTGTACAAGGTAAGACTTGGAAAGAAATCTCAGAATGCTATAAGTTTATGTCAGATAAAGCTGATTATATCGCTATTAGCTTTGACTTTAGCTACTATCAAATCACTGGTAACGGTGAGACTAAGCTTGAAAAGTTTACTTATGGAAGACAACATTTAATCGAGCGACTTGTTAATGAAGGTATATGGAATTATCGTAAGCCTCATCACTTACTTGGCGCTAGTTTAGCACGAGAATTTTCTCACTATCCTGGTAAATATAATATTCGATCAGTTGATACTTCTAATCCTGTTGTTGCAGGTCTATTAGGTTATAGATATAATGGAGATCAAGGTTTGACTCATAAACCATCTCAGTTGTTAGCTGACTTAATTACTGCAAAACCTAATGAAGATCAAATTGAAGATATCATGTATAATACTAAAATGTTCAAACATATTCTAAAGCGTCATGTATAAAAAGTGGGTAGCATTCTTCTCTCAAACAGGCAGTGAAATAGTAGAAATTAGCAAGGGTTTAGGTAGATGGCCTGATTATGTAGTTACTAATCGTACTAATAGCGATGGAGTCAATAAGCAACTACGTAATCGAATAGAGTTTACATCACCAGACGAAACTAGAGTAAGCTTAGTTCATATTCCTAAGTGGCCTAAAGAGGTTGACTATATGAATATAGCAGACTATATGGGTTATAGTTTACTAAATGAGAAATGGAAAGAAGACGTACTAGTAACTCTGCATGGATATTTACGTATATTACCTCCTAATTTTTGTGATAAGACAAGAATCTTCAATGGACACCCTGGTTTAATTACTCAATACCCAGAGTTGAAAGGTTTTAACCCGCAAGAAAAGGTTTATAACAGTGAAACAAAATACGATAAAGTGGGTTGTGTTATTCATAGAGTAATTCCAGAACTAGATTCAGGGGAAGTTATTGCTGTATCTGAAGTTGAAAACTGCTTTAAATCTCTAGAACAATTAATTGGAGGTTTGCATGGGTTGTCTATAGAATTATGGAAAGGTTTTTTGAAAGATAAACTATGATATATTCATTTACTGGAGCTCAATCGACTGGTAAAACTACTTTACTTAAAATTTGCAAAGAAAGGCATAAAAATTTTAGGTATGTAGATGAAGTAACTCGTAAGATTAAGAGAAGTGGTAATGAGATAAACAATACTGCTAGTAACTACGATCAAACTCAGCTACTAATTTGTGAAGACCATCTTCGTAATATTAGATTAGAAGGTAATTATCTATTGGATCGATGTATAGTAGATGGATATGTGTATACTAGATACTTATTTGAACATGAAAAGGTAGGTGTTAATACATATTACCTATCTAAAAGTTTATTTGATTGTTATGTAAACAAATATGATAAGATTTTTTATACTGATCCTGTAGATGTAAAACTAGTAGACGATGGAGTTAGATCTATAGATAAAGAGTTTAGAAATAGTATTGTGAAAATTTACTATGATATTAATATTGAAAGTTTTAGTAATGTTATTAAACTATCAGGAACAGTAGAGGAAAGATATAATCAAATTAGACCGTTTTTAGAACTATGAGTAAATTAGACAACAGCGCAATTAGTAAACATCTAGGTCAATCTAGTCAGTATAAATCTACTTACGACCCTTCTCTCCTTGTGAGAGAACCTAGAGCAAACAATAGGACCCATCTAAATATTGAAGAAGACAATCTTCCCTTCGTTGGATGTGATGTATGGAATGGATATGAGGTTTCTGCATTGCTAGATTCAGGTCTCCCTACAGCTTTCGTGGCTAAAGTAGTTTATCCTTGTAATAGTAAATATATTGTAGAATCAAAGTCTATGAAGCTTTATTGGAATAGCTTCAATATGGAGAAGCTAGGTAAAGATGTATGTGAAGTATTTGCTAATATTAAAGAAAAGTCAGAAAAAGACTTGAGTGAATTATTGGAAGCTGATGTAAAAGTACAATTGTTTGATCCTATCAACCTCGAAAATAGAACTGGAGAGTTTTTGAAAGATCAACTAATGTATGAATGCTTAGAGGATAAATTTATCTCTCTTGATATTGAGCAATATTCAGAAGACCCTACTATTCTTCAGACTATTAGTTATGAAGAGAATAAAGAACTTAGGGTATTCTCTAAACTACTAAAGAGCAATTGTAGGGTTACCTCTCAACCCGATTGGGGCGATGTTTATATCAAGATGAAAGGTAATTATCTTCCTACTCATGATAGTCTTCTTAAGTATATTGTTTCTTTTAGAGACGAGTGTCATTTTCATGAAGAAATTTGTGAGACTATTTATAAAAGACTATGGGATCAATACAAACCTATTCAATTATCAGTTACTTGTTTGTATGTAAGACGTGGTGGGTGGGATATTAACCCTCAACGTTGTTCTTCAGAACATTTAATTGAAGATAGGATGTGGAATGAAGAAGTTCCTTGGGCTAAGACAGGTAGACAGTAATATTAGTGTTCATATAAAAGGAAAGGCTCGCTTTCGCGAGCCTTTTTGTTTTTAATTATTACTAATTGAATTATGCGTAAGGTGTAACCTGAGATAAATCAGTTGCCTGATTCATACCGGTAACGAATACGACATGATAGTAATTGGAAGCACCAAAGAGATGATCAACAACACCATAACGTGTTAATAGACCAACCTTAGGATAGAATCCATTAGGATCAATAGAACGCTGAACCATTACAGGGATGTAAGGACAGTAAATAATACCAGAATCATAATATTCTGGGCCCTTGTAGCCAAGTAATGCATATTCAACCTTATTAGCATCAGCTTTACCTAAGTTATACTGTGCTTCGGTACGATTATCACGATAGATGTTAAAACGACCACCTACGTTACCGACCTTAGCAACACCAACAGGAGCTGTATTAACGTTACCTTCAACTGTCATCCAGCTGAATTCAGGTAGCATTTCAAGAACAGCACAAACACGTGGAGTAGCAACAATAAAGTTAGCAGCACCACGACGATTGCGAACAGCCATTCTATTAGCTTCGATGATCAATTTCTGATATAAAGCGCGATTACGCTCAGCCATCCAACGACCATCAGCAGAAGCAACGTTGAAAGTAGAGAATCCGGTACCAGAACCTGCACCGATAGCGGTCTTGATCATACGGATAATCATTTCACGGTCAATTTCAGCTTGAATCTCGTAAGACATAGCATTGGTTAACTCAGAGTCAACATCAATGCCATTCATATTCTTGAGATCTTGTTCTAATTCAACTGACCACTTAGCACCTAATCTGCGAGTACCAGCTTCAACAGCTGTCTTTTCGAAGCTAAGCTCAACTGTAGGAATGTTACTTCCATCAGAAAGCTCAAATGCGCTAAGAGAAGCGGCAAAACCGAGATCAGCAGGATCAGCAGCAATGTTACCATCAGATTGGCTCTTAAAGTTAAAGGTAGCAACACCAGATGCACCAGTTGTTCTAGTGTCAAGAATGTTGTGACCTAACTCACCGGTATCACTACCAGGTCCTGTGTCAGAAGCAGCTGCGCTCTTGTAGTCTTCATCTGCTGTAGAATCAAAACTACCATTAAGAGGAGTATCTGCATACTTGTAGCGTAAAGCGAATGCTAAACCAACAGGTCCAGACATTGGCTGAACACCGACGATTTCGTTTGTAATCAACTCAGGGAATGTACGACGGATCATTGGGATCAAGATCTTAGGAAGTCTTGAATCCTGGTTCGCGTATGTGTCACCAGAGGTGTACGCTCCACCACCTTGACCGTCACTAGCTACGGGTGTACCTAAAGCG